CTGATATGAAAATAGCGGACATGAATCAAGAGGCTCCGGTTGGAACCACTCTTGCAATCATGGAGCGGGCAATGAAAGTCCAGTCCGCGATTCAGGCGCGAATTCATGCAAGCCTGAAACAAGAATATAAGATTCTGGCAGAAATTATTCGTGATTACACAGATCCTGAATATCCATACGAGACCGATGCCGGAGAGGATATTAAAGTTGAAGATTTTGATGATCGTATTGATGTTGTGCCTGTTTCGGACCCCAATGCGTCCAGCATGGCACAACGGATCATGCAATACCAAGCCGCGCTGCAATTAGCAGCCCAGGCTCCGAATCTCTACGATATGCCACTTCTGCACAGACAGATGATGGAATTGATTGGTATTCCGAATGCCGACAAGGTTGTTCCCGATACGGATGAGGTACCTCCGAAAGATCCTGTTAGCGAAAATCAGGATATACTTACGATGTCACCTGTTAAGGCATATGAATACCAGGATCACGATGCTCACATGCGTGTCCATATGGTATTGAAAAGTGATCCGCAGATGGCGCAGGAAGTTCAGAATAGTCCTGCTGGCGGTGCGGTCATGGGTGCACTTGATGCACATGTCAGGGAGCATCTGGCCTTCATCTTCCGTAGACAGATAGAGGAAGAGCTGGGTGTTCCGTTGCCTCCGGTCGATCAGCCGCTACCCGAAGATGTCGAGAAGAGGCTCAGCACGCTGGTTGCCGAAGCCGCAGATCAGCTCACTGGCAAGAAGCAGCAACAGCAACAGGCACAGCAACAGGCCGAGCAGCAGCAAGATCCGATTATCCAGCAGCGGGAACGCGAGCTTGGAATTCGGGAGTCCGAAGTTCAGCGGAAGCAGCAAGCCGACGAGGCCAAGCAGCAGATTGAACAGCAGAAGATGGCTGCGGACCAACAGCAGGATGCGGCGGAACTTGAGTTGGAACGTGAGAAACTTGCTCTGGATGAGACGGAACTGATGATTAAAACCCAGATGGACCGCGAACAGTTCGAGGCGTTGCAGGAAGCGGAGGGCTATAAGCACGAGGTGGACCAGAAGGAACGTAAAGCCGACCGCGAAGATAAAAGGGGTAGGGAATTCATAGAACAACAGGAACGCGAGGATGATCGTGAGGCAGATGGATATAAGACAGCCTTGGATTTAGAGCAAAGAGAAAAGGACAGGAAGTCTAAGGGTGAGTGAAGGCGTCCTGCCCCTCCTTCGTAAGAAGTTCAGGGAACAGATGAATGAGCTTGCCGATCATCTGGCGTTAGGTTCTGCTAAAGACATAGAAGAATACCGCAAGGTGTGCGGCATGATAGAAGGTCTTGCTTGGGCCGAACGTGAGATTATTGATATGGAGGAAAGACTTCGAGATGGCTAAGTGGGATTTGATTGTTCGTATTGGTAAATATTTTGGCGTTATTCCAGAGGACAGTGCAAACGAGTGGATAGAAAATGATTATCAACCTTTTTATTTCGAGCTTGGGGAAGATGGTGAGCTTTTTGTGGTCGCTGGAGATGCCGACGAAAACGACGAAGAACCAAAAGTAATACGCTCAACTAGAGCGCAACTTAACGAGAGGTCTTAATGACTACGCTCGCACAAGAAGTAGAAAAACAGTTAATGGAACCAGATGTTTCCGCAGAAGAAGAGTCTCCACGATTTGCGAATCAGTTGCCGGAGCCAAAGGGATACAAAATCCTTATTGCGCTACCCGAAGTTGATGAAACTACGGAAGGTGGCATCGTAAAGTCGGCACAAACTCAGCATGAAGAGTCGATTGCCACTGTTGTGGGTTGGGTAGTATCCATGGGGCCTGATTGTTACTCCGAGTTTACCCGATTTCCCAGCGGACCATACTGTCAGGTGGGTGATTTTGTCATTTTTCGGGCATTTAGCGGCACAAGAATCAAGATTCACAATAAAGAATTCCGTTTAATCAACGATGATACTGTAGAGGCGGTCGTGGAAGACCCCAGAGGCGTGGAAAGGGCCTAAAATGAGTGAAGAAACCGGAAGAATGAGCGAAGAAGACAAGTTTTTAGGTGTCAGAACCACTATTGAGCCTCCTGAAATGGAAACTAGAGCAGATGTAGATGAAATTGAGGTTAGTGTCGTTGATGACCGACCAGATGAGGACCGGAAGGAGTCCGGGGTCGCAGATGATGACCCCGAGCTTAAACAATACGGCCAAAAAGTCCAAAAACGCATAAAAAAGCTGAAATACGACTACCATGAGGAGCGAAGGGCCAAGGAAGAGTCGCATAGGCTTGCAAATGAGGCCGTTAACTACACTCAATCACTTCAAACCGAAAATCAGAGGCTGATTAGGCTTGTTCAGGACTCTCAGACCGCTTTAACGGAGCAAACCAAGCATAGGGCAAGTGCATCTATGTCTATTGCCGAAGAAAACTTCAAAAAAGCCCATGAATCGGGAGATTCGGAGAGAATTGCAGGTGCACAGAAGGATTTGACCAACGCACAGCTTGCTCAAGCGTATGCACCCTCTGTTTCGCAGAAGATTATAGATAATTGGAAGCGTGATGTGCTTGCAGAGGACCAAGCGTTGGCTGCACAACAACAACATGCTCCCCCACCTCCTCCCGAACCCGATGAGAAGGCCGTAGAGTGGCAAAAAGACAACCCGTGGTTCGGTACCGACAAGGAAATGACGAGTCTTGCCTATGGTGTACATGAAAGGCTTGTTAGAGAGGAAGGTGTTGACCCAGACACGGACGAATACTATCAATTGATTGATCAACGTATGAAAGAGATCTTTCCTACGCACTTCAGTGGAGATAGCGGCAGGCTCGTTGTCGAAACTGCATCCCGCCGCAAGGTGAACCCGGTTGTAGCACCTGCATCAAGAAATAATGGTGCGATTCCGCGCAAGGTTACACTGACTCAGACCCAGGTACGACTCGCGAAACGCTTGGGACTTACACCGCAACAATATGCGGTACAGCTAATGAAGGAGATGTCCTGATGGCTGAAAAACGCGCACCACGGAAACCCAGAGCAGTCGAGACTCGTGAAGATGAGATTCGTGACCAGCCCTGGGAACCTGCGTCCATACTTCCTGATCCCATTCCGCAAGAAGGGTGGGTGTTTCGATGGATACGAACATCTATGATCGGTAATGCCGATAATACAAATGTTTCCAAAAAGTTTCGTGAAGGTTGGGAACCAGTTCGTGCCGAAGACCATCCAGAACTTCATATTACGAGCGATCATAAGTCAGAATGGGGTGCCAAGGGTAACATTGAAGTCGGTGGGCTTTTGCTCTGCAAATCGCCAGAAGAAACGGTTGCTAAAAGACGGGAGTATTATCACCGTCACGCACAGTCACAGATGCAAGCCGTCGATAACAACTATATGCGTGAGAACGATCCTCGGATGCCTGTTCTTCCGCCAGACCGTAAAACTCGTGTGGCATTTGGGGGCGGAAGCCGCTAATGCCCAAATTTAATTAGGAAATCATTATGGCTACTTCAGCGACACCGTATGGCGCGAGGCCAATTGGTACGCTAAGTGCTTCCGGCTCATGGACGAGCAAAGTGAGGCACTTACCGATAGGTAGTGGTTATGGCTCCGCCATTATGAACGGTGATTTTGTGAAGTTAGTAGCGGATGGTGAAATTGAATTAGATAATGGCACCACCGCGCTAACAGCAGTAGGAATTTTTGTGGGGTGTTCCTATACACCAAGCACTACGAGTCAGAAGACATTCAATACGCAGTGGCCTGCGTCTACGGTGGCTTCTGATGCGATGGCTTATGTTATAGATGACCCCTTTGTTGTATTTCAGATGCAAGGCGATGAAGCATTAAACACCACGGATCGTGGTCTTAATGCGTCTGTGGTCTATACGATTGGTAGCACTGCTATTGGTAAATCCAAGAGTGCTTTGGATGGAAGTACACCAGCTACGACGAATACGCTGCCTCTTCGTATTATCGACTTTGTTGATGGGCCTGGTAGCTTGCCCCCGAAAGGGACCACGGCGAGTGATGCCTATCCCGACGTTATTGTTAAGTTCAATGCGGCGTCGAGTGGGTCAGCCTCCAATCATTCATACTTAAACGCCACTGGCGTATAGGAGACTGACTGATGGCTATATCACGCGCACAACTTCTCAAGGAACTGCTTCCTGGGCTTAACGCGCTCTTCGGGATGGAATATGCTCGCTACGATGCGGAGCATAGTGAAATCTACGAGCAAGAAAGTTCGGATCGGTCATTTGAAGAAGAAGTGAAGCTTTCGGGCTTCGACGCTGCCCCCGTCAAGGACGAGGGATCAGCGATTTCGTATGACGCTGCACAGGAGAGCTTCACGGCTCGCTACAATCATGAGACAATCGCCATGG